ATACCGGAGAGGTCGACGCCACGGTCGTGACCGCGGCGATCACCGAGGCGGGCGAGATCATCGACGGCTACATGCGCGGCCGCTACGTGCTGCCGCTCTCTCCCGTCCCCGGCGCCGTGCGCAACCTCGCCGTCGATCTGGCGGTCTATGCGCTTTACGGCCGCAGCGGTTGGGACACCCCGCAGCGGGTCAAGGATGACCACGCCAACGCCCTGCGCCTGCTCGGTCAGATCCAGGCGGGCAAGGTGCAGATCGGCGCCACGGTGATCACCACGTCGCCGGCCGAGGGGAGCGGTGCGATGCACGTCCAGACGCCGCCGCGGATGTTCGATCATGACACCCTGGAGAACTACTGATGATCGAGGCCATTGAGGACGCGATCGCCGCCCGGCTCAAGAGCGAAATCGCCGATCTGAAAACGGTCGACAGCTACGCCGGCCAGTTCGAAGCCGAGGTACCAAAGTTGCTCCCGACCTTGCCGGCGGCGTTTATCGCCTGGCCGTCGAGTCGCTTTGACGGTGTCGCCTACAACTCAACCGATGAAAAACCCCGCTTCACCGTTCTGGTTGCCGCCAAGGATTTACGCAGCCAGGCCAAGGCGAGAAAGGGTGACGCCGGTGCCGCCACCCTGGTGCGCGCGGCACTGCAAGCCCTGCGCGGGCAAAACCTTGGGCTTGAGATCGAGCGCCTCAAGCCCGAGGGGATCAGCCTGGTCTATACCGCCCGGGGTCTGGTTGTTTACGGCCTCGACATGAGCACCGGCTTCACCCTTTAACCACCCTTTAAGGAGCCTTCCATGAACGCTGAAAACGGTCTGCTCGAAATGGAGACCAGCAAGACGCCCCTCGGCATCACCTTGATGACCGATCTCGGTGACCACCAGCACTTTGGCGTCGCCAATGTTGACACCTTCTCTCACATTGCGCCGTCTGACGTGCGCCCCAACGGTGTCATCGCCGGGGTCGATATGGTCAGTGTCGCCGCCAGCGGTGGTACCGACAAGGTCGATACCGCCGCCATCGTCTGCATGATCAAGGGGGTCAAGACTTCGGTCGCGGCCGCCGTTGATAACGCGATCACCCGCCCCGCTGGAGATGTGGCGAAGATCATCAGCATCACCATCGACGAAGATGGCGCAGTTGCCGTGGTCGAAGGGGCAGACGGGGCTGACGCCACCTTCTCGGCGGTGCGTGGTGCCGCCGGTGGCCCCCCGCTCATCCCTGTTGATTCAATCGAGCTGGCGCAGGTCAAGGTAACGACCAGCGCTGCGGCTGTTATTACCGCCGACCAGATCGTCCACTGCACCGAGTTTGCCGAGAGCTTCGAGGCCGATCCCACCGGGCGTGGCGACCACAGCAAGACCGTCGCCGCGCGCCGCGGCCATGTCAAGTTCGGGCGGGTTCTGCCGCTGATCCACATTGGTCCCGCCACCCGCCGGGTCTATCTCGATGCCGCCACGCCGAACTTCTCGGAGGTCGCCCGCAGCGTCGACTTTACCCCGGCCGAGGAGAGTATCAGTAGCAGCAGCTCGCAGCACTACGGCGGGGTCGACAACAGTGACAGCAAGTCTCTGGGGCAGGCGGCCTTCAAGGCAAAACTCGCCGACGGCGTCAGTGATCTGATTCTCTCGGCTCGGGGCGAGGTGAGAACCTTCCGCTTCTTCCCCGATCGGGACCAGACGCCGTGTATCGTCACCCAGGGGAAGGTGGCCGCGGCCCGCACCATGCCGGTGGCCGACCATATTTCTGCCTCTGTCACGATCGCCGCTGTCAAGGCGAGCGCCGATTACTTCATCGACTAAACCACCGGGGCGGTGGCGGGGTCATAACCGCCCCGCCCTGGGCAGGAGAGAGTATGGCCGTCAAAAAAGAGGGTATGGACATCAAGCGCTTTAACAGCACCAAGTTTACCGACCGCACCGACACCATGAAGGTGCCGGAGCTGGCTCCGTTCTTCCCCGAAGGAGCCGAGCCCGTTCTGATCCTGCGGGGGATCACCGGCGAACAGGCCCTCACCGCCAACGAGGCGGCGGACCGCAGCAGCAAGCTGATTGCGCTCGCCGAGAAACTCTCGGGCGGCAACCAAGAGGCCGCCACGGCGGTGGCAGAGGCACTTGGAGTTGCCGGCAAGCAGACGCCGGCTGAGTTCAGCCGGCGCGTCGAGCTCCTCCTCGCTGGGAGCGTGACGCCAGTGTTTGATCGTCAGAGCGCGCTCAAACTGGCGATGAATTATCCGACGGTGTTTCTTGCCGCAACCACCAAGATTTTGAACCTCACGGGGATGGGGCGCGTGCCGGGAAAGCCGCAAGGCTCTGGCGAGACCCCCGCGTCCGTGTCGCCCTGAGCCTCTGGGATAAAAGCGGGCGCCTGCCGCATGAGAACCTCCCTGACCTGCTCCCACCGTTTTTGTCATCGACTGAGATGGAGTTGATCGGGATTTATTGCGAAGAGAGAAAGGCAAACCGTGGCTGACGCGAAGCAGACACTCGAAATCATCATCGCCGCCACCGACCACGCCTCCAACGTTTTCTCGAGTGTTGGAGATGGTGTGAGTGGTCTTGCCAACTCTGCCCGGGATGTCACCCAGCCGTTGGCCGATCTGACCAAGGGAGTGCTGGCTGTTGACGCGGCGCTATTGGCGCTCACCGGCGGTGGGCTGGCGCTGGCGGTTTCTAAGGCCGGCGAGTTCGGTGGGCAGTTTGCCGAGATCACCACCCTCATTGAGGAGACCGGCGGCGATATAGGGGAATTCCGTCAGCAGGTCCTTGACTACGCTAACGGCTCTACCGCCAGTATTGAGGCGATTAACGGTGCGATCTACTCAGCGATCTCTGCCGGGGGCGATTATCGTGACAGCCTTTCCCTCGTCTCACAGGCTGAGCAACTCGCTATCGCCGGCAAGGCCGATCTCAACGATTCGACGGTGCTACTGGCGAGCAGTATCAATGCTTACGGCGAGTCGGCGTCAATGGCGACCCGCTATTCCGACGCCCTTTTCTCCGCCGTCAAAGACGGGCAGACGACCATCCCCGAGCTCGCCTCAAGCCTTGCTCAGGTCACCGGGATCGCTGCCAATAGCGGCGTCTCCTTCGAAGAGCTCCTTGCATCAATTGCCGCCCTGACCGCCTCGGGGATGCCGACCAGCACGGCGATTTCATCGATCAAGATGGCGTTGAGCAGCATCCTGCAACCGAGCGTCGATGCGGCTGAAACTGCTGAGCGGCTCGGGCTTCAGTTTGACACATCAGCACTGGCGACCAAAGGTCTCTCGGGGTTCCTCGCCGAGCTGCAGGAGAAGGCCGGTGGCAACATCGATGCCATGAGCAGCCTCTTCGGCAGCGTCGAAGGGCTCAACGGGGCGCTGGTGCTGACCGGCAACGGGGCCGAGAAGTTCAACTCCACGCTGACCGATATGCAGAACAGCGCCGGGGCGACCACGACCGCTTACGGCAAGATGGCGGGCGAGCTTGATCAGATCAACCAGCAGCTTGCCAACAACGTCGACACCGTCCTGATCGGAGTCGGTGACAAGATCAAGGATTCCTACTCGGGGCTGGTCGGCAGCTTGACGACCATCGTGCAGTCCTTGGGGAGCGCTGTTGAGGAAGGGGCGTTTGATGGCTTGCTCGATGGGCTGAAAAAGGAACTTGATGACGCCAAGATTTATATTGAGGAGATTGCGGCAGCACTTCCGACGGCGCTCGCCGAGGTCGACTTCGGTGGCATCGAAGCGCAGGTGGGAGGGATCGGCGACGCCATCAATGGGCTTTTCGGTGGGCTCGATCTGAGCAAACCGGAAGATCTGAGACAGGCGGTGCAGAGGGTGGTTGATACGGTGGAAGGTCTTATCGACTTTTCGGGGGGAGTAGTTCGCGCCCTTGAACCGCTCTTTGACGCGATACTGGTGGGGGTCGAGTGGTTCACCTCGCTTGACGCCGAGACGCAGCGGCTCGTTGGAACCCTTGCTGGAGCCGCACTGGCGGTCAACCTTGTCTCCGGCCCGCTTTCGGCCCTTGGCACTGCCGCAAAGGGGACAGGAGATATTCTCAGCGTTCTGTCAAAGGTTGGTTTTGGCGGACTCAAGCCTGCTGTCGATGCGCTGCTTCCGTCTCTCGCGTCTCTCTTGACGAAACTTTCAGGCCCGGCCGGTGTCGGAGCCGTTGTAACGGCGACGGCTGTCTCTGTCGGGCTGGCGGTCGACGCCTACATCGGCTGGCAAGAGGCCGAAGACGAAGCGGCCGCGGCCGCAGATCGGGCGGCAAAGTCGGCCGCGGCGCTAGTGGAAAAATATGTGGCGATCTCTGAGAAGACCGGCGTTGTGATCACCTCGACGGAAGAGTTCAAGGCGGCGATCGCCGAGGGGACAATCGTTTTTGACGAGGCCACCCAAAGCTGGGTCGCCGCCGGCGAAGCGACACAAGAGGTCGCCGCCGCCTTTGACGCACAGACGACGGCCCTTCTCGCCACCGCCGCCAGCGCCGAAAAGGTGGGGCAAACGACCGCCGCCATGCGCGGCGACATGGAGGCACTCGGCTTGGTGCTCAATCCGGTCAGCGGCGCCTTTGAAACGGTGGCCGACAGCAGCGAGGAGACCGGCTACCAACTCACCCGCACCGCCTCGGGGGCCTATGATCTGACCGCCGCTCTGCACGCCATGGGGGATGACAACGGCCCGGCGGCAAAGACCGCCAGGGAGCTCGACGGCGCGGCAAAAAAGAGTAAAGAACTCGAACTTAAGCTGATGGAGTTGGTGAGCAACGAGCGGATCAAGTCGCTTGAGATTGAGTCAAAGATCGCGGTCGCCCAGATTGAGGCTGACGCCGATCAGGCGATCGCCGCTTTTGACAGCGTCAGCGATTCGGTCGCGTCACTCTCTGATCTGGTCGGCAAGAGTATTAACGTCTTCGCCGGTCTCGGTAGCTCGATCTCCGACATGCAACGGGCCGATTTTATCGCCGACATCATTCAGGAGCAGGTTGGGCAGCAAGGGGACCTGGTTGACGCCCAGGTGCGCCTGAGCGAGGCCCAGCGCGATTATATGCGAGCGCGAACCGAGATGATCCGTGATGGCAAGGGGGAGATCACGATTGACCTCGACGGTGTTGAGCCGGCGATCGAACTGGTCATTTTTCAGATTCTCGACAAGGCGCGAGTCAAGATGGCCGAAGACTTCGATCTTTTTTTGGCGGGGGTTGGATAATGATTATTTTTTCAGCGCCGCAATACAGTCTTATCGGCCCGGTCGCTC